CTGTTAGATGGGTTCATTGGTCACTTAGCTGGTTTTGATTTCTTCAAAACTAACTTCTTGCGCAGACAAATCGCAGGTCTTGGTCAAGCTGGCGGCTCTCCTCCAACTGGTTTTGTGTTGGCTGGTACAGTCACAAATGGCCCGATAACTGGTGGAAATACAATTTCTGTCACTGGCTTGGGTCAGGCTCCTGGTGCAGTTGTATTTCATAAAGGGGATTTATTAACACTGGATGCTTCTAACGGATCATTCATGGTTAACCCTCTGACTTATGATGCGCTAAGCACTCCAGCTCAGTTTGTCGTGACTGCCGATGTTATTTCAACAGGCGGTAGCACAGCGGATATTCCTGTAAATCCGACTATTGTTATCTCAGGTGCAAGACAGAATATCTCCGCGGCAATCCCAAATGGCGCTCAGATGTTGCTTGTAGCAGATCACAACGTGTCTATTGCGTTCCACAATCAAGCTGTGGTTTTCGCAGCTCCTCCAATCAAGGAATTGAAAGGTGGCGTGGATGCAATAACCACTTATAGCGATCTCTATAAGTTAGCGATGACTTATTCTCTCGGTGCAGATATCAGGAATTACATTCAGCTTGATCGTTTGGATGTGATTGGTGGTGTCGCAATCAACCCAGAGTTTGCGGTTATTGTTGTTTCTTAAGTAAAAGACCGAAGGCGGCAATCTGTAAAAGGATTGCCGTTTTTGTAAGGGGTTAATATGAATCAGCAAAAATTACAGGCTAATGATCAATTTCTTTACTTAGGCCGCTGGGTAAGCCGTAAGAATTTTCGCGCTATGGTTTATTCGGTTGATGAGAAACAGAAATTAGTAAATTCATATGATGAATTCAATCGTGCCTTGGAAAGCGGTGAATGGTTTGCTTCGAAAGAATTAGCGAAACCAATTAAAGCAGTCAGGAAGGCAAAAGATGTCACAGCCAGTTAAAGAATTCATTTCAGATAGTTATCAACTAATCAGTGCGAGCAGCCCTACGGTGCCATTGCATGGCAACGATACATCTAAAGGCGTGCAGTTTTTAAATGAGCTAATGGATGCTTACAGCGCAACTGGACTGATGGTGACTATTGCAAGACAGTTAACTTTCTCACTTCCGATTGGTCAACAAGAAATAACTTTTGGCAACGCAGATATTGTGCCAACACCTGATGTGATTATAGATGGCCGCTTGGCCAATTTGCAAAATGCTTGGCTTGAATTAGAGGGTGTCACTTATCCTTTGATTGATGAGTCGAGAAATGTTTTTTATGCGAGTTATAAATACGATCCTCAAGTAGGATTGCCGCGTTTTGTTATTATTACAAACGAAACTGATTTAACTCGTATGCGTTTTTATCCAGCAGCTTCACAAGTTTATACGGTGAATGTTTATGGGAAGTTCCAGTTATTTCATGTGACTGAAAATGACACCATGTCTGGCCTGCCAAGTTATTACATTCGTTATTTGCGTTTTGCCCTGGCGAAAGATTTAGCCTTTTATAAAGGCCGCTCTCAAGCCTGGACAGATAAGCTGGAAGCTGAGTACAGAGAAGCTAAGCAAGATATGGAATCTGTCAGTAGTGTAAATCTGGACATTGAAACGGAACAAGAATCCTATTTGAATGGTGCATGGCGTGTGCGGGCAGGTGTCTAATGCAGGCGCGAGAAGAGCAACCCATAGAATTTCCTATCAGTGGTTACTATGACCAGCAACGGTTTAAGCAGTTTAATCCTTGCGATACAGCTAATTGGTATATTGTTGAAGATCCCTTAGGAAAGAAAAAATTAGCCATGTACCCGACTATGGGACGCAGGCATGTAAATGTTTTCAGTAATAATGTTTTAATTTTTCCAGTTGAACCACGCGGATTATTTCATAGTGTGAATTTCAGCTATGTTGTTTCTGGCGCTTCCATTTTTCGTATTGATAACAATTTTGATCAGGTTGAGATTAGCCAAGGAAAAGTTGTCACATTGGCTGGCGATGTTTTTTTTGATTATTTAGTCACTCCTACGATTACATTTGCCGTTTTTGTTGATGGACAGAAAATTTATGTCTATAACGAAAATACTGGCGGTTTCAGTATTATCACTGATTCTAATGCTCCACAAAAGCCAAAATTCGTTGTTGCTTTTGGCAATAGAATAGCTGTATCGCAGGATGGCAGTTCGCAATTTAATTTATCTGAAATTAATTTAAACGGATCATTATATAATCCTGCTACCGCTTTCACGATTAGCGGGCAAGCTGTATTTGCGCAAGAAGCTGGGATTATTCGGCAAATGGGCGTTTTGCATAATACGCTTTATATTTTCACTGATTTCACCACAGGAGTTTGGTCAAACTCTCCTTCAACATTTTTATCTGTTGGCGGAACGCCAGTTTCATTCCCTTGGAGAAAAAATACCACTTACGATTGGGATTTTGGTATACAAGATCCGAAAACATTAAGTATTGGTTTTAGCTTGATTGCATTTGTCGCAAAGAATAGCGAAGGCCTAATACAAGCAATGGTCAGTAGTGGTGATAGGCCGCAACGTATTAGCACGCGGGCAATTGATATTTTATTTCAACGGAATATTCGCCAGGGTGTTATTGGCGATACTAGCCCATTTTTAAACGGTAGGGCTGATGGATTCTTGTATCAATGGGAAAATACTATTTTCTATCGTTTATCAGCGGGTACCTATACTGATAATGGAATTTTGGATATTGAAGATCAAGCTAATAGTATTGAATACAATTTTGAAACTGAAACCTGGCACCGTGTCATTGAAAAAAATGGCGAAAGAAATCGCATACAGAAACACACCTTCTATAATAATACTCATCTAGTTTCTGTGACGGGTGATAATACTGTTTATGAAATGTCTGGTCAGTTTTACGACAATGAAATTAGAAACCCTCTACAACTTGATGCGCAAGCTGCTGATGCTTATCTGCGTGTTCCATTTAGATATGAGCGCGTAACCCAGATTATTTCGCAAAGTGATTACAGCGAGTTTATTACGCAATGGGTGCAGATTGATTTTGTCTGGGGTGAGAATTTTGCTCTGTTTTCAGAATCGCCTTTTGCAAATGCTCAGTTTTTAATCGCTGAAGATTTGGGAGCCGATGGCGAGCCAATTTACTTAACCGCTGAAGACGACGGAAGTGGAAATACTGTTTTCCTTTTGGCTGAAGACGGTAACATTGTTGAGTTAGATGAAAATGTGTACAACAAAATATTTAATCCTCATATCGAGCTTTACTGGTCAGATGATGGCGGTGTGTCTTTCTATCCTGCGGACGTCCGGGAATTTAGCCGATTGGGTGTTTATGAATGGCGTATGCGCTGGTATCAGCTCGGAGCATCTAGGAATCGCTGTTATAAACTGGTCTGTGTCAGCCCTTCGCCAATCGTGGTTTTGGGCGGTATAATGATGATTCAGAGGGCTAGCGGTGGAGCTTGTTAACCTTAAGAAAATGGAATTGCAAAATCTTGATCAATGGTTTGCCACATTAGTGGATACCCTTAATTATGATATTGGCTTAATTAACGGAGCGGTCGGAAGCCTTACTAAGAATTTGACCACGGTAGATACAGCTCCGATTCAATATTTAAAGGAATCATTGAATAAGTTAATAATCGATCTTAATGAAAGTTTTGAAGTAATAGGCGATACATTCGATTCATTGGATGAACGAATCACAGCTTTGGAGGAGGGCGCGTAATGGGCTTAGGCATGGAATCAGCAGCAGGTTTCCCAGGGATTGGGTCAGCCTTCAAGCAATTTAATAGCTTTTTGCATCCTGAGAAGGGCTACGAAAAGGCAATGAAGATGATGGAGCGCTTCTGGCAAGAGGCGTTGGGCTTTCAAAAACCTTACATGGAAGCTGGCAACCGTCAGCTGCCTATCTTAACTGGCGCTCAAAGCGAGTTAATGGATCCTACCAAGATGCTTGGTAAGTGGATGGAAAGCTATGAAACATCCCCATATGCTATGCGTTCGATGGATAATGCCAAGGCTAGCGGCATGGACGCAGCAAGTAGCATGGGCTTGAATGGCAGTAACGCTGCTATCTCGAATATTCAAAATTCCTCTTCCGATATCATGAACAAAGATCGTCAAGGTTTTTTGGATGACTTGATGAACAAGTATATGAAGGGCGTTGGGATTGGTCAAAACATATACAATACTGGTGCTAGTACGGCTAGCAATCTTGGCTCGCAAGCTATGCAGATGGGTGAAAATATGGCTGGTGGCGCGTTTGGCAAACAGAATGCTCCTGGCCAGCAATTTGAAAAAATCATGGCAATGATGATGAAAATGTTCGGCGGCATGATGGGTGGAGGGGCAGCCTAATGGGAGTTTTTGGAGCGATTCCATTACCAAACCCAAATAGCAATGAAGTCTTCAAAGACGTCATGGATTATTTGGAGCAAATTCGCGAACGTAAGGCTAAGCAGCCTTTGCGAGATGCTCAAGCAAAAAGAGAAGCTGCTCTGGCAGAATTGCCTTTTGCTGGACATCAGATACCAGGCGCAGCGGGTGAAGCGCTTGGCCTTGAAATGGTTCGCTCGCAATATGGCGAAGATAGTCCGCAATATAAAATGGCTAAGCAGCATTTTGATTTAAAAGAAGCTCGAGATCGTCAAACAATGGCTTATCAAGAATCTTTGATTAATTCTCAGCCAAAAAGATATGCTACTAATGAAGCAAAAACCGAACAAGAATTAAGAGAGGTGAGACAGGGAAAAGTTCCTGGTTCTACTCTTGGCGGTCGAGAAGGAGAAGATTTATCACCTCAAGATCAGAAAAGATTGGTTAATCAATACGGTTTATCTGTATTGAAAAAACTATCTGATCCTAAAACACGTCAGCAAGCACTTTTTGCCGTGAATATGGAAAAAACATTAGATAAGTTAGATGTGGATGCCTTAACAAGTTATTCTGGGGCTGAAGGTTTTACACAGTTAATAAGTGAAAATGCAAAATCAATAAAAGGTAATCCTTCAGAAAAATTTCTTAAATATCAGAAGGCAATGACAGCGGCGGAAATTTTAGCTAAGCAAGTAAGGCAATTTTATGGGGCTTCTATTACTCCGCAGGTAGATAAAGATTTAAGAAAATTAACAAATCCAACTAATTGGCTAGTAAGTCCTAAAGTAGCTAAAGAAAAATTTAATCAGTTTAAAGAAATTTTGGAAACTGAAAAACATACTATTTTCCAAGCATTGAAAACGCCAGAAGCTTATGAAGAAGGGAGTGAAGAAACAGGGACAGAAGAGTCAACCAGTACTACTCCCCCCGTCAGTAATATTGAAGCTGGAAAGATGACTATTATTGATTCAACTGGTAAAGAACATGTTATTTGGAGAGATAAATTAGATGAAGCTCGTAAACGCGATCCTGGATTGAAAGTTAAAAAGGAGAGCTTTAATGCAGCGAAAATTTGATTTTTCTGATTTAAATGAGGAAGAAAAAGAAAAGCCTAAAACTCAGGCTACTCAGTTTGATTTTTCTGATTTAAATCAAGATAAAGAAAAAACGTCTGCAAAAGAAAAAGAACCTTCTTTTTTATCGAGAGTAATCAGTAATACTCCCCAAGCTAAAATTGCAAAGGCTGGCGGCATTCTTGGTGGCGATATTTTAGAAGCTGTTAAGAATGGCGCATTAACCGCCGCAGCTGGCGCCCCTGATGTTCCTGAGCAAATCATGAATGAGCCAGGTAGATTTGGAAAAAACGTCGGTCGTGGTTTTATAGGGCTTACTAAAAAACTTTTGAATGTTCCTCATGGGATGCCTGAATTTTTAGCTCATCTTGGTCTAGCTCCAGAAGAAGGAGCAAAGAAGGTTGGTTCTTATATTCCAGAATTTGAAGAGAAAGAAGATATTAAACAGTTTTATGGAAAGCCAATCTCTGAAGCGGATAAGCTGGTTACTGGTCTTCTGGAAAATGCTGATTTTATAATCCCTGGCGCAAAGGCTATATTAAAATCGGGTAGAAATGCGACTGGCTCAATTGCAAAGGTTGAAGCGCTTAAGAGCCAACTGGAAGGGAAATCATCAAATTTAGAATCTGCTAAGACTGCCGAACAAGAAGTTCAATTTGAAGCTGGCTCTGAAGCTGGGGCGAAAACTGCTGAGTCTTTACAGTACAAACGAAAGCAAGCTGAAATGAAGTTGAATCGTTTGAATGAGATGAAGGAAAATCCTGAAGTATCACCTGAACAACTTTCTCAGGCTGAAGAAGCCTATGCGCAATCAAATTCAGATTTCTTGACTGCTAAAGCTCAGGCAAAGGGGAAATTCGGGGTCAATTCTGAATATTCTCTTCAGGATCGTTTGAACACGGCTAAGACGCAATTATCTGATTTGCAGAAATCAGTAGAAGAACATCCGCCAACCACTGAAGAAGAAATCCTCAAATATCAGGAAGAATCACAAAGAGCTAATGCGGAATATACTGAAGCGAAAAATGCTGCTGAGCAGACTGTAAAAAGTTCAAACCCTAATTCATTGCAATATAAAATCAATGAACTTGATTCTAATTTGGCCAAAACTGATGAAGAGATTGCGAAGTTAAATAAAACGAAAGCGCCTAATATTGAAGAAAGTAAAACCGCGCTGGAAAATGCCACAAAAACGCATCAAGAAGCTGTAAAAATAAATGATCAAGTCGATCATGAAGTTGGCAACTTTCTTAAGAAAGGAGACGAGCATGATGTCGATGTCGCTCGTAGAGCTAAAGAAAAACTTGAAGCGAACTCAAAAGATATTGGAAAAGCTTTAAATACTTTTAAAGCTAATTTAGAAGGCAAAAATATTGTCATTGATAATACTGCCGATGTGAAAAGATTAACTGATGATTTCAATAAACTTATTCAGGAATCAGAGGGAAATATAAAAACTCCTGAAATCCAAGAAGCGGGAAAAAAACTTCTTGAAGCATCTAAAAAAGAAATTATTCCAGCTAAGGATTTTGTTTCCATGTATCAAGCTGTTGGCCAATATGTTAGAGAAGCCAATAAAAAGGCTTATAAGGTTGGGCGGTCTGAAGAAGAGCATAAACTTTGGAAGGCGAGAGCAGATGAAGCTGAAATTAAACTGGATGAGATAGAAAAAGTTTTGGAATCCAATCTTGGCAAAGAAGAATGGGCGCAATTCCAGAAAGATCGTGGAAGATGGCGAACTGAGCAAGTTCCCTTATATGGCGAACCACTTTATTGGCAAATAATGAACAAAGAACGCTTATCGTCAACTAATATGATGGGCGAGCTTCGCGGTGGCAAAAAAGGTTCTGGCCTAGAAATTATTCGCAATACGATTATGAATGATCCTGAATCGGTTAAAAATGTCATCGGGCAGAAATTCGAAGCACAGAATGGCTCAGGAAAAGTTTATAACCCTAACAAGCAAATGCAGGGTTGGATAGATCGTTTGCCTGAATTAAAAACATACATTGGCCAGAAAGCAGAGGCTCAGGGTGCCGCAGCTAAAGCTGAAAATGCCATGAGTGAAGTTAAATCTAAACATGCTGAAACTGAAAAGCAGCATAAAGTCGCTGAACAGGCAAAAATAGACAAAGAGAAAAAAGAAACCGAAAGGGCTGAGAAGGAAAAGAAACGCAACCTATTAGAGAAATTCAAGGAAGAGGTTGAAACAAAGAAAGCTAAAGCCGTTGAAGCTGAAAAAATAGCAAAAGAGAAAGCCGAACAGGTTAAAGAAAAAACCAAGATTACAGATCAAATTAAGGAGTTTGAAAATAAAATTCCTGAAATGGAAAAGCATTTAGATACTATTAAACAGACTGAAATTGTTAAGCTTAAGAGTGAAAAAAATCTGAAAGAAACTCGCGAAAAGAAATCGCATGATGAAAAAGTTAAACAAAAATTGATGGATAACAAAAAGGATTTACAGGAAACCATTAAAAATGCTGATAAATATATTCCTAAATTGCGTGAAGCAAAAAGAAATACAAAATTGGCAGCCGAAGAAGTTAAACAGATAGAAAAAGCTTTGAAAAAAGCTGAAGCCATTAAGGCGAAATCATGGAAGAAGTTAATTATTGTTGGTGGTTTATTATCAAGTTATGCAGGTGTGAAGAGTATTTATAATAAATCCATTCAACTGTTGGGAGACTGATTATGTTTGTTCGCGCAGCTAATCCGATTTGGTTTTTTGTTGATCTAGTTGGTCAGCCGTTAAATGATGAATATTATGCTTTTTTCTTAACCAATACGTTGCCTTACCTACCGCAAAATGTTTATCGCGATCCACAGGGATTAACGGTTTGGACAAACGATGTTGTGGAATTTCTGCCAAATGGCACTCTGCCAGACAATCTCTATTTTGACCCCAGCTTAGTTTATCGAATTGAAATCAGGCATGGTGATAGCCAATCAGATCCATTGATTTATGAAATTAATAATTTTGTTCCTGGCATAGGAACGGCTGTAATAACAAGTCCGTTCCCAATTTTATTTGCGCCAAACTTAACATCTAACAGCACGTTTTCTGATGTGAATTTTTATTCTTTATCGCCATCAGGGACGCCAAGTTTGCAAATCACTTCTGCGGGAACTTATAGCGTTGCTCCTGGTTGGGATTTAGTCTTAACAGGTGTCGGGACTACCACGGTTACGCAGAAGATTTTCACAGGTGCTGGTGTTGTCGGTCAGCCAAACTCGCCAAACTATGCCTTAGAGTTCGCCAATGCTGGTTGGACAACAGCGGTATTACGTCAACGCTTTAACAACAATGGCGCAATCTTTGGCGGCGGCGCTGTGAATATGTCCATGCTGGCAATGGCAGTTGGCGGCGCTGTGACGGTTTCTATGGTTTACTCACCTAGCAACTTGCCAGGCAACTCGACTACCATTGTTCCTCCTACTGTGGTTGGCGTTGGCA